TGCTAATGATGAAGCTGATATTGATAAGCTGCGGGGTTCTGCTTACCACTTGGTTATTCTTGACGAAGCCGCAAGTTTCGGACGCCATCTTGAGGAGCTGGTGGAAGAGGTTTTGGAACCGGCGCTAATTGACCATAACGGTACAATGGCCATGATTGGAACGCCCAACGCTGCTTGTTCGGGTATGTTCTTCCGTGCTTCTACTGACCCAGCGCAGGGTTACAGTAATCATCATTGGACTATCATGGAAAACCCGCATATTCCCCATGCGGAGCAATGGCTTGAGCGCCGGATGAAACAAAAACACTGGGACGAAAACCATCCGGTTTATTTGCGTGAGTGGCGGGGCACGTGGATTCGCTCAAACGACTCTTTGATTTACAAGTACACCAAAGACAAAAATTTCTACACCGAAGTGCCGCATCACGAGCATGACTTTAATTTTATTTTAGGCGTGGATTTAGGTTACGAAGACGCGACAGCTTTTGTCGTAGGAGCCTACTGTCCAGAGCTGCCGGATTTTTACATCGTCGATACCTACAAAGAGACGAAGATGATACCGGCGCAGATTGCGGAAAAAATTAAAGAGCTTGATTCGCACTATGATTTCAATATCATGGTCGCCGACACGGGGGGTCTTGGTAAGTCTATTGTAGAAGAATTTCGATATCGTTACGAGTTACCAGTGCGCGCAGCAGAGAAGCGCAACAAGGCGTCCTATATTGAACTTATGAACTCAGACCTTCATTGTGGTTTTATCAAGGTCTACGAAGGGTGCGAGATATTAGATGAGTGGGATTTACTCCAGTGGGACGAGGACAGGAAAAAAGAAGATTCGCGTTTTGAGAATCACCTCGCTGATGCGTGCTTATATGCGTGGCGCGAAAGCAAGCACTACACGTATAAGCAGAAAGCTATTGCTCCAAAGCAAGGAACTCCTGAGTATTATGCTGCTTTAGAGGATAAAATTTGGGAAGGCGTAGAGCGTGGTATCGACAAAAAAGACGGTGAAGCTTGGTGGGAAAACGAATGGACGCTGAACTAGAAGAAATAATCGAAGCCGCAAAAAAGCACGGGCTTAAGCGGTTAAGAGTTGGTGATATCGAAGTAGAGCTATGGGAGAAGCCAAGACCGGCAAGTGCTCAGTTACAAGTGTTTCCTGAAACTGCTGGCGCTAAGAGCTTATCCGAAGAAGAGCAATACGACGAAGATTTATTTTATTCGGCAGGTGTGTAATCTGCGGGGAGTTTCAAAATGAAAAAGTTAGGTTATTGGTGGAGTGAGGCAAGCGCGCCCCACGATCTTGTATTTGAAGTAGTTGAGCATTTGACGGATAACCAAGGTTATCACTCGACGAACAACATTAACCACGCACGTCTTTATGGAAATATCAGTTATCGCGATTTGGGAAGCGGCAACCTGGTCCATCGAGCGAAGACAAGCGCCAAAAACCGCGTAACTTTAAACATTATTCAATCGATGTGTGATACCGTTACAGCGCGAGTTGCTAAAGCCAAACCAATGGCAACTTATCTGACAACTGGCGGCGACTGGGAAATGCAGCGCAAAGCAAAGCGCCTAACCAAGTTTACCGCAGGCCAGTTTTACGGTTCAAAAATTTACGAAGTAGCTCCCAAGGTATTTCTGGACGCCTGTGTTTTTGGCACTGGGGTAATGAAAATTTTTGAGCACGACGGAGAGATTAAATGCGAGCGGGTATTTCCTGATGAGATTGTGGTTGATGACCTTGAGGCTCGATACGGCAACCCTCGCCAGATGTTTCAGCGTAAAGTTGTTGATAAGCAGGTCTTGGCGTCGTTATTCCCGGAATTTAAGGACCAGATTCGCGATGCGTCTCCAATCGAGGATGATGACTCGCTGTATAGAGCGAGCGAACAAATTGAGTGCATTGAGGCATGGCACCTACCAAGCTCTAAGGGCGCAAAGGATGGTAGACACGTTATTGCAATAGAAAACGCGACTTTGATGGATGATTCCTGGGAGCGCGATGAGTTTCCGTTTGCTTTTATCCATTGGACCAGCCGATTACTTGGTTTTTGGGGTCAAGGACTTGCAGAGCAGCTCACAGGCATCCAGGTTGAGATAAATCGCTTGTTACGGAACATCCAGCAACAAATGCACCTCGCAACGCCGAAGGTTTTCGTTGAAAGTGGCTCTAAAATCTCAAAAGCGCATATAAATAACGAAATTTGGGGTGTTATTGAGTACGCGGGTACTCCGCCTCAGTTTTTTGTCCCAAAAACCGTCTCTGGTGAAATTTTTAGCCATTTAGACCGGTTATTTAACCGTGCATACGAAATTGCGGGTGTAAGTCAGCTTGCAGCGGGTGCAAAGAAGCCTGCGGGTCTAGAATCGGGCGTTGCGCTTCGAGAATTCCAAGATATCGAGTCCGAGCGGTTTTTAATGGTCGCAAAAGCCTACGAACAGCTCTTTTTGGACGCTGCGGCTCAAATGGTCGATATTGCGCGAGAAGTATCTGCCAAAGGTGAGTCGTTTGAGGTCATTAGTCACGGTGATGACGATATCGAGAAAATTAAGTGGTCCGACATCAATTTAGAGCATGATGAGTATGTGATGAAGGTTTACCCGACCTCACTTTTACCTACAACGCCAGCGGCGAAGCTTCAGAAAGTTATCGAGATGCTTCAGGCCGGAATGCTTACGCAGCAAGAAGCTCGCGCATTGCTTGATTACCCTGATTTGGAAGCGGTCAACAGTATGGCCACGGCGTCACAAGAAATATTCACCATGATGATTGAGCGGATTCTTGAAAAAGGCATTTACCAGCCGCCTGAACCGTACATGAATCTTTCGATGGGTATTGCGATGATGCAATCCGCCTACCTTCGGGCCAAAATTAACCAAGTTCCAGAAACTCGGCTGGACTTATTTAGAAGATTTATCGAAGACTCTATTGGACTGCTTGCGAGAATGCAGGCACAAGCGGCACCGCCGCCACCAATGGAGGCCATGGGGCCGGGACCAGACGCCCCCCAACAAGGGGCACCCCCGGCAGGAATGCCGGATGATGTAGCTGCGGCTGAAATGGCTGCGGCTCCCATCCCAACAGCGTAACAACGCAAGGGGTTATTATGACAGAAGAAGCAGTACAAGAAGCAGCGGTTGAGGAAGCGCCGAGCGCGGAACTAATGGAGGAGGTGGCTGAAGAGGCGGTTGAAAACGCTGAAGCCGCCGAAGCGCCAGCGGAGCCAGAGCGCCCTGATTTTTCTCGGCAGTTTGCGGCACTTGCTCGAAAAGAGCGGGCCTTGCGGCAAAAAGAGCAAGAAATTGCTAACTTTGCCAAACAGAAAGAGCAGTTTGAGGGTAACTCGACACGCTTAGCTGATTTGCAGCGACTGGCAAAAGAAAACCCTGCCAAACTTCTTGGTGAGCTTGGAATTAGTTATGACGACCTAACGCAGCAAGTCATTAATGAAGGCAATCCTACCGAAGAGCAAAAACTTCGTCTTGAAAATGAGCGGCTAAATAGCCGACTTGAGAAGATTGAGAAGATTTATGACGAGCAGCGTCAGCAAGCAGAGCAAGCCAAGGTAAGCGCGGCTCATACTCAGTTGGTTGACAACATTAAGAATTTCGTAGACGATGGTAGTACCTTCGAGATGGTGAAGCATCATGACGCTTATGGGCTCGTAGCGCAAGTAATGCAGGAGCATTACAACTCTACAAAAGAGGTCCTTGAGTACGGTGATGCGGCAAAGCTCGTTGAGGACCACTTTATGGCGGAAGCCGAGCGTTACTTAGGTAGCAAAAAGCTACAAGAAAGATTTCGTGAGTTAGATAAACCACGCGAGTCAGAGACTCCAGAAGCCGCCGAGCAAGCAGTGAAACGGGTGAAAACACTTAGCAATGGTGACGTTGCTAAAAAAACGGAAACATCCGGCAGCACGTTAGAGAGCAAGGAAAAATCGCTCGAACGTGCCGCTGCTATGATCAAATGGGAAGCTACGCCCTAACTTTGGAGTTTAAAAATGGCACTCGACATTACCAGCGTCACACAGGCGCTTAAAGACCACTATAAGCCTCTCCGTGTGCAAAACATGGTTTACCAGGATAACCCACTTCTTGCGATTATGCCGAAATATACAAAGTTCGGCGGCGAAAATATGCCGATTCCTTTGCTTTACGGAAATCCGCAGCGCCGAAGCGCCAACTTTAGCAACGGCAAAGCTGTCAGCTCAACATCTTCTCTTGGTCGATTCACTTTGACACGGGTGAAGGATTATTCTTTTGCAAGCATTACCGGCGAATCCATTAAGGCGACCGAGCGAGATAGCGACGCTTTCTTGCGCTACGCTACAATGGAAGTAGATGGTGCTATGCACTCTCTTACGCGCTCTTTGGCCGTTAGTATGTACCGCGATGGCACGGGCACAATTGGTACAGTTTCTAGCTGGGACAACAGCTCGAAAACAGTAACACTGACGAGTGCTGAAGATATTACCAACTTTGAAAAAGGGATGGTAATTAACATCTTCCAACACCAAACTGCTACAACCACAGACTCACGTTACCGTAAGCCTGATTCTGGAAACCAGATCGGTGGTGACATGACTATTACATCGGTAGACCGTTCAAACGGAACCTTTGTAGTAAGCGGCACAACAGGAACCCCTGCGCTTCACCACGCAATCCTTCAAAAAGGTGACCTTAATACTAAGGTTAGCGGTCTTGAAGCTTGGTGTCCTCGCGTTCTTGACTCAAACAACTCTACCCTGTTTAGCCAAGCACGTACTGATGACTCTTCTCGACTAGGTGGAAACCGCTTTGATGGTTCTGCTCTTCCGATTGAAGAGGCGCTTATTGGTGGAGCTTCTTTGATTGGCCGTGAAGGTGGTCGCCCAGATTACTGTTTCGTTGACTTTGCGACTTTTTCAAGCCTTGAAAAAGCCCTTGGTTCTAAAGTTGTTTATGGCGAAGCAAAGGCTCGCGATGTCGATATTGGATTTTCCTCTATTGCTATCCGGGGACCGCGTGGAACCATTAACGTTGTGCCAGATCAAAACTGCCAGCCTGATATTGCTTGGATGGTTCAGATGGACACTTGGAGCCTTAACACTCTGGGGGATGCTCCAGCGTTCTTGGATCTTGACGGTAATCGCATGCTTCGCGAAAGCGATGATGATGCTTACGAGGTGCGCCTTGGTTACTACGGAAACGTCGCCTGTAACGCGCCAGGATTTAACTGTCGTATTTCATTGGCATAATTCGGACTCACTGAAGGGAGATTGAGTTATGGCGAGTAGAGATTTTAAAGCAGTAAAAGCGCTAGAGCGCGCTGTCGTTATTATTGGTGGGCGCATTGCGTTTACTAACGGCACAATGACAGGGGTGTCTGAAGGCATTGGCTTCACATGCTCCAACATTAGCTCTGGTGTTTTTACAGTGACACTTGATGATAAATACAGTGACCTTTTGTATTGTGCTGCAAATGTTGTTGGGACCGGCGGTCCTGAGCGATACATCGAATGCACAGCGCACGATGTAAACGGTGCAAAAACACTGTCGTTTGTCTGTAATGACCACTCTGATGACGCTGTTACTGGTGACAGCGACAACGACCAGGAAATTCAATTTATTGCATTTCTGAAAAACAGCAGTGTGACCTAACTAGGAGCTTGCCATGAAAGGCAAAGGTAATCTTGCCCTTATGATTCTTGAAAAGGCCAAAAAAGATGGCCCGGAAGAGGATGATAGCGGCTTGATGAAGAAGGAGGCAGGGGAGAAATTCCTCAAGGCCATCCAAGATAATGATGCCGATGCGGTCGTCAGTGCGATGTCCGACTTGGCAACTATGATGGATTAATTGAGCGGGGGCTACGTGCCCCCGCTTTTCCTTTGGGGGATAGGTATGCCGAACAATACCCTTACGCTGGCAAACTTAATTACTGGAGTTCGCCGACGTGCAGATATGGTTGGCTCTACCTTTGTCTCTGATGCCGAGGTTGTTGACTATATTAACGTCGCAATGGCGGAAATTCATGACATCCTAGTCACTAAGTTTGAAGATTACTATGTAACTTCAACCACTTACGAGCTTCCTGGCACGGGCAGTTTTAACCTTCCATCGACTTTCTACAAGGCGCTGGGTGTAGATCTTGACGTTGGCGGGATTAATTACAGGTTAAAGCCGTATCACTTTCAAGAACGGGCTATGTACAACTCGCCCGGAATTGTTTCTTCGTTAATAACGAACACGCTTTACCATATTCAAGGCTCTCAGATTAAGTTTATTCCTGACCCCACGGTGTCCGGCACTGCTACCTTGCACTTTGTTCCAGAGCCTACTTACTTTAGCGCAACGGCTACTGATGAAGAGATTGTTGCTGTAGCCCCGCAAGTAGCAAAAGGCTACGAAGAATATGTTATTATCGACGCAGCTATAAAATGCCTGCAAAAAGAAGAGTCCGATGTTCAGGTGCTTCTTGTCCAAAAGCAACAGCAGCTTCAACGTCTTGAGCAAGTCTCAGGAAAGCGCGATGCTGGCGAGTCTTACTCGATTACAGATGTAAACGTTGGAACTACCTCATACCTCGATGATTACATTAACCTGGTTTAGTCATGATTGAGTACGAGCGCCACAAGACAGACGACCCTGACCTAACGATGGTTCAGGACAAAGTAGAGATTTTTGCTGATGGTCTTCAGTCGCAAGGCTTGCTTTCTGGCCGCTTAATTAAAGATATCGAGTTTCCAGCTTCAGATGTCCAGCGCATTTATCACAGGCTGGAAAGAGGCTATAGTGGTTTTATTGTTGTTTCGATTAACGCGACGGCAACGATACAGGTAGACGACGGCGCGAATACTTCGCCTAGTCAGTACATTGCTTTAAAAAGCTCAGGCACAGCCTGTACAGCTTCATTGTGGATATTCTGATGGCACTGCAAAAACGAACCTTATCATTTGCTTTGACTGCTGGAATGGATGAGAAATCATCTGACGCCACAAGAACGCCTGACGGACTAACGAAGGCGGATAATGTCGTTTTTGATAAAAAGGGCCGAGCAAAAAAACGCGGTGGGTTTGTTACTACAAACAGCAAACAAAACGTTATCGGCGGAAGCTCAATTACGTCCGGCAAGGCTATAAGTAAGTTTCAAGATGAAACTCTTATACTCGACGGTGAGAAACTCTACTGCAAAGTAACCGGCACGTCGTTGCTGGACAAGGGTACTTATGTGCCTTGCACTGTTGAAAACAAGATTGTTAGAAAGCAAATTGACAGGCGGCAAAGCAACGCTCAGATAGCCGAAAAGAACGGTGTGCGTTTATATGTTTGGGAAGAGTACGAGTTTATTGACGGGGATACCGCAACTCAAAGATATAAAATCTATGCCGATGTTGTTCATATTGAGACAGGCGCGACACTAATAAGCCGAGAGCTTATCGGGTCAAACGATATTGCTGTTGACACAAATTCGACAGCCAACGTCACGTGCATGTACAAGTTTGGTCAACCGCAGTGTTTTACGGAAAGAGTAACGGGGCCAGCGGATAAAATTCACATTATTTTTCAACGCTATGACGGCTCGGCAAATAAACACGAGTTAAGATATCGAACACTCGCCTGCACAAGTGTTACCGAGGTTTTGACAACTGGGTTCGAGGGTAGCTCAACCAATGGGTTTGCCATCAACGACAGTTCGGGCTCTGCTGTCCGACTTAACGACAACTACCCTGTATTTGAGCTTGACCCCTGCACATCTCGCATTTACAGCGAAGGGGCTGTTTGTGCATACATGGGTCACGGCGGCGAATTGTCGGTTGTTTATCTGTATCGGTCAGGAAGCGCCATTGTAAGCTCGTCTCAAAAAGCCCAGCTTACGGGCGGCTCGGGCATAACTCACCCCTCTTTTGGCAGCTACAATGCCCGTGCATCAATTACAAAGTTTACCCCCACGGGGATTATGATTAAGCATTTAAGTGACGCCGCAGCAGACTCTAGTTACTCAATCGTTGTTAGCTGGACAAGAACAGACGTTGCTACAGGTGTAACAGGTCCTCAGCTTGCAGTTGTAGAGGATGACTTATCGGGGTTTCATCTTTATGCTCACGACCTAGACCCTTACCCTGATGGGTTTTCAACGGGCAATCTTTGGCTTTTAAATGGAACAGCCGGGTGCTTAACTAGCGCAGCAGACACTTTGACGGTTTTTTGCACCGTGTGGGCAGAGGATGCAAGCGATAACCCTGTAGGGGGTAATTTGACGGGTGCTGTAGACGAATCGCTTGGTCACGGGGTAGCTCAAACAGAGTATACATCTACAGCGGTGCGGCCTGGAATGGTACCACTGCATTACATTAAAGAGTACACCTTAAACAGAAACAGCTCCTCGTTATCCATTACTAACGGTGGCGTTGTGGGCTACAATGCTTCGGTTACTTCAGACTTTTTTAGATACAACAGCAAGCTCTACTGTGTTGTCTCTCAAGTAAACGATAACGCGCTTTACCCGGAGTTTAGCGAAACAAAACGAAACGACAGGGGCTTAAGCAATAACTCTGTTTTAATTAACTCCGAAAAAGAACTTATCGGTGCCCTTGAAACGGGGCAATGCGCCAGTTGTTTAGGGACTGAGTGGACAACCATTGCACCCCCTAACGGTTCCGACGATGACACTACGGCAGGCGGTGCTATAGGTCGAGAAACTCGCAGGTTGTGGCACGGGGTTCAAAGAGTAATATCAAAAAACAACGACACTCTTTTTGTATTTGGGGCTTCACGGTTTCATGGTTACGTGAGTTATGGGGCGGGGACTTACGCATCGTCAGATTACCCTGATAACATTTTTGGAGTGTCTGAGTTTATAGTAGATTTTGACCCTGCCCGTGTTCTTGCTTCGGCTGACATAGAAAACGCCTGGGTTGGTACTGGCGGATTCTTGCATGGCTACGATGGCAATCAGGTATATGAACAAGGCTTTATTACTTACCCATCTATTCGTCGAGTAGTGCAGTACCCCATGGGTAGCTCTGGTTACTCAGCAGGCGGTTCTACTCCTGGTTATCCCAACGGTAAAACTATAAAATATCAAGCTGTCTACGTGTGGTCTGACGACCGAGGAAATCTCATAGAGTCTCGTCCTTCGGATATCCATGAAGTGACAACCGAAGCAGGGCTTGCTTATACGGTAGCTGCTCACACTGCTGGAACCGGCTTTGTGGTAGACCAGGTTTACACGACAAGCTCCGCAGGCAGCGGGACAGGCACAACCATCAGGGTTAGGTCTGTAAACGGTTCCGGTGGGATCTTAAGTGCTCAGGTAGTTGAGCCTGGGAGCGGTCATTCTGCAAGCGACGTTCTTACGCTTTCAGGAGGAACAAGCACAGGTAAAGTTAGCATTTCTGCGATTGCCTTAATGTCGTACATTCGTGTTCAGGTTTACGTTCCAAGCTTTTCTCGAAAAGAGAATATTGGCATTGAGCTTTACAGAAACGACGGGGAAGGCGGAAGCGTCTTTTATCATGCTGGTTCGGTTAAGCTCGATGAATCGCCGACCAATATGTACGTTACCTTCAAGGATCGGCCTGTTGATTACGCCAAGATCGCAGAAAGCGGCTTAGTCATTTATACGCAGGGCGGTGCTCCTGCAAACGGCTTTATTGGTTCGTGTACTGATTTGATACGCCACCAGAACAAACTTTTTGCTGCTGGGATTGACGACAAGGTTTTCTTATCGCTTCCTATAAGAGAGGGCTCGACGCCCTTTTTTCCTGCGACTGGGCCGTTTATTGTCGGTCTTTCTGGCGACCCCAGCAAGATAACCGCAATTGAGTCAAACCTTGACCACCTTCTTATATTCACAGAAGACAACGGTTACTACACTACCGGGTCAGGGCCTAACGCAATCGGCGAAGGTGCTTTTAGGCCTCCGCGTCTTTTTGCAAATGACCAGGGTGCAAAACTGGGCGCGGCTCATGTTGATTCTCCTTTAGGTGTTTTTTATCAAACCGACCGAGGCATTTATCTTGTAGGTCGAGATATGTCAGTCGCCTATATTGGGGCAGGGGTTGAAGATACTGTTGGGTCAAACTTGGCTGTTAGTATGATACGCCATGATGACGATAGCAGTATTCGCATAATGCTACAGCCTGTATCTCCTTCGGCTACAGGCACTGATGTCTATTGCATATATAACTATTACCTTAAACAGTGGCACACTTTCGGCCTTGATTACACAGATACAAAATACCAAGTTGATGAGATTTTTGACGGCTCTAAGTTTCAACGCTTAACTGTAGACGGAAAGCAATTTGAGCAAGATGATAGTGTTTTTCAGGACCACACTACCGCCGGAAGCAATCAGAACTATAACGTCACAATTCAAACCGGCTTTGTTTCTTCTACCGGAGTAATGAAAAAAGACCGTGTTTATCGCGTTATGCTTATGGGCGAATATGTAGGTGCCCATGATTTATCACTGGCAATTAAAAACGATTACTCAGACAACACTAGCGAAACGTTTACAAAAACAATATCAAGCGCACCAACAGAGCCGTACATCTATAGGGCGCATTTAGGTAAGCAAAAAACCCGAGCCATTCAACTGTTGCTCACTCTTTCCGGCTCAACCGCTGGTGCAGAGATAGACGGCTTTGCTTTTGAGGTAGGAATACGACCAGAACCAACGACATTTAAAACGATAGCAGACAGGACATTGTAATGGCATCAGCATTTTTATCTCAAGCGTTACGGGAGCAAGCTACTCAAGAAGCTCGCGGCCAAATGATGAAGGACGCAATTGCTCGGCGAGTATCTAGTCAGATTATGGGCCAGCTTGCACAGGGCGAAGTAAACGCAGATTTACGTCGAGTAATGGGAAGAGGCAGGGCTTTAGAACAGGCCGCAGGGCAAGAGATGCGGCGCGACATAGGAAAGACGCAGCTTGAAATGCAAAAAGACCAAGCTGCACAAGCGAAAAAGATGGCCATAGTTGGAGCTGCTGCTGATTCAGTCGGTGCCTTAATTAGCTTTTTGGCTGAAACCGAAGAAGATGAGAAAAAAGAAGAGGGCGAAGTAGCGCCACAAACACGGATGCGCGACTCTTCCCCTGTTCTTACCGATGCCGAACGCGCTTCTGTTATTGAAGACTCGCTGATGTACGGTGGCGCTACTGGCGGCAACGTTATCTCTCAGCTTCAAGCCCAAGACGATGCCTTGATGTACGGCGGTCCATCGGGTCAAAACGCGGTTTCTCAGCTTCAGGCGCAAGAGGACGCATTGATGTACGGCGGCACTACTGGGGCAGGTAAGTACGTGCCTCCAGCAAGCCCCGAAGAAGAGCTTGTTGAGCTTATTAAAAAACGGGACAAAGATAAGCGGTGGATGGCCGACCTGCCACCGATGCCTAACCAAGCAGGGGGTATGTAATGGCAACGGATAAGGAATATTACGGGACCGAAGAACGCGACGACAGTGAAATCTTTGGCGATAAATATTTAGGTGATTACACCCTTGCGGGAGATGACCCGTTTTATACGGATGAAGAGAATCAGGGAGCTTTTGACGCTGACCGTCAAGATTTTTTTGAGCAGCAAGGCATTGACCCCGACGAGGCAAAACTTGCAGAAAACCGCAACCAATCTATTCAGGCTGACCGTTACGCTCGGATGATGGGCCGCCGTCGAGAGTTTGGCCTTGAGGGTGATAAGATATTTGGGTACGCCAGCCGCCTAGCCGACGTAGCCGAGGGTCGAAGAAAGACAGCGGGACAAATTGAAGCAGAGCGTCAGCTTAAAATTCTTTCAGGCGCACAGCGAGGCTTTGGCGCTGCTCAGGCTCGCGGCTCTTTTGAAGCTGCGGATTTGTTGAGGGCGGCAAGCGGGGCGGCTCAAGCGTCAGAAACAGAGGGTGAGTCTGCTATTGCCGATGCTTCGCGTCAGGCCCGTCTTGAAGCCGGTGCCCAGTTGGAGCAGTTATTAATTCAAGGCCAGCAAAGAGCAGAAGACCGAGCTTTTGCAATGCAGCAGTTAGCCTTCCAGCAAGAGCAGGCAAGTGGGTCATTGTGGTCTAATGTGCTTGGGGGTATCCTTGGTGCAGTTGGCGGCACGATTGGATTTTTTGCGGGTGGTGGTCCGGCAGGCGCAGCAGCAGGCGCTACTATCGGAAGCGGCGGCGGCAAAGCCCTCGGGTCGTACATAGGTTAAAGGAGCGAAGAGATGGCTACACTATCAGAAATGCGCGACAGGGCTATATACGAGTCGTACATGGGTTCAGAAGCAAAGCTTGAACGTGCAAAGGCAAAAGAAAAGTCTAAAGAAAGAAAAGCCGCGACAATTGAAGAGCTAAAAAAACGGTCACAAAAAAAAGAACAAGAAAAAGCAGAGGCAGAAAGGGCTTTGGCTCAAATTGAGGCAGGCGTTTCTCCCGAGCTTGCTGCGTTTGCCGCTGAAAGCGAGCAAATTGAATCAGAAACAGGTGTGCCGGGTTCTTTAATTAGTAACGAAGCTTTGGCTGAATTTGAAGCAGAAAAAGCGGGTGAGCCAGTTGATCGAGAACCGGCAGTTCCTGCAACTCCGGCAACGCCAGCAACAACAGCAAGCGAAGCAGCCACCGCAGAGCAACCGCCAAGCACTGCAGACGAAATCATGGAGGGGCTGGAACGTATTCGCTTGCTTAGGGAAGAGTCTGCTCAAGCCGATGCCCGGGCATTTGAAGCGCTTCAGGAACGCCAACGACTAGAAGCCAAGAGAGTTGAAGACGAAATTGCCAGTGCGGAGCAGGATTTAAAGTCATACTCTATTGACCCCAACAGGGCGTACAAAAGCCTTGGAAGCCAGGTTGCTGCTGCGTTTGCTATCGCTCTCGGTGCTTTTGCTCAAGGGTTTACCGGTGGGCGAACGCCTAACACTGCACTAAAGATTATTGAAGGCGCAATTGCTAGAGACGTTGAATCTCAAAAAGCTGAGATGATGAAACGCAAAGACGTTCTTAAAAACAAGAACAACGTTTACGCTAGAATGCTGTCTCGTTTTGGGAATGAAGTCGCCGCTGAAAAAGCTACAACTGTCCTGGGTCTTCGTTCTGCTATTATGCAAACTCAGGCTCTTATCGATAAATATCCAAACATGGCCAATAAAAAAGTTGGCCTTGAGGCAATTGCCCGTATGGAAGAGTCGCGGGTTAAGACACTTGTAGAACTGCAAAAGCTTCAGGGCCGAGCCTTGAGGGGCCAAGGAAAGAAAGCCGATACACTTAGGTTGTTTGAGCAAGCAGACGCATCCGTGCAAAAGCTTGAAGGCATATTCTTAGAGGTTGCCGACGAGGTTGAAGGCTTTATGGGTACATTTGGTCTTGTTGCGGGTGAGCTTGGTAAGGCTGTAGGGCTTGGAGACGTGTTTCAGTCAGACCTACAAGGCCGTTTTGACGCGCAGGTTTCTAACGCCTCTCAGTCCATCAACAAGGCTTTCAGCGGTGCCCGTGGCTCGGATAGAGACTTGGCTGCCGTATTAATGCAGATGCCAACCCTTAAGATATTCTTTGGAAAGAACGGAACAGAGCGGGGCTTAAACAGGATTAGACAGGTTCAAGGTAACCTTAAGGACGCAATTCGTGCGCAGGGCGGCCAATTGCTCAAAGAAGACGATTACGCCAATTACTCAATCGCTCAATCTTTAACCGGTCGAGATGGCAAAAAGATAACCTCTAAGGATATTGATGCTTTTATGAAAACTGATGAGTTTAGAAAAATACGCTCAATGGTTTATGAGGATGATTCGGCTCAAAAAAAAAGTCCAGACTAGCCCTTAACCACCCCGTAGGAGAAAAATTTAGAGTTAGTTCCCCGTTTGGAGAAAGGACGCACCCGGTGACAGGAGCAAAAAAAGACCAACACAAAGGTACTGATTATGCCGCTCCAAGAAATACGCCGGTTAGAGCAATGTTTGACGGGGAGGTAACATACGCCGGAAACCAGGGCGGGAACACTGGCTTTATTGTTAAGGTAAAAGACAAGCTTGGCCGAGAGGTTAAGTATATGCATCTTGAGCCTGGGAGCTTGAAAGTCGAAAAAGGGCAAAAAATAAAAGCAGGTCGTCACGTTGCCGGTGTAGGCAAAACCGGTAGAGGGACTGGGTATCACTTGCACGCAGAGCTGTGGATTGACGGTAATCCGGTAGACATCGAAAAGTATCTTAAGGACCAAAACAATGCCTAAAATGTACAGCGTCAGTAAAAAGGAGTGGGTTGACGTCCCCGAGGCGCAGGTCCAACAAGCCTATGCGTCAGGTGATTTTGTTTTCGCAAAAGGCGAACGAGTGCAAGTCGCTTTGCCTGATGGTCGTTATGGCAGTGTTTTGGGCGAAGACTTTGGCGAGGCTGTTAGAGCTGGCGCTGCCTATGATTTAGCTTCCGACCGTCAAGAGCGCGTTGAAAAAGCAGAGTATGAAGGCAAAAACGTAGAGGCTCTTTTGCTTGCTGCTGGCCGAGGTTTAACGTTTGGCCTGTCTGATGTTGCCCTTGAAAAAATGGGTGCATACTCAAACGAAGAGCTTGAGAACATTGAAGAGTATAACTCGGTGCTTAGTGGTGTTGGTGAAATTGGCGGGATGCTGCTTCCTGCTGTTTTTACAGGGGGAACCACTGCGGTAGCGGGGGCCGGGATTAAGGGCGCAGCTAAAAAAGCTATTGCCCAAACTCCTGCCGGGTTTGCTGCACGGTCTGCTGCCGCTGCCGAGAAAGGCGTTGCCAAGCTTCTTGGCGTCGAGGGCGCGGTGGGGGGCTCCAAAATGCTACGGGCGTCGGCTGGCATGGCCGCCGCTGGTGGCGTGGAAGGTGCTTTGTTCGGTGCGGGCGAGACTTTCTCAGAAGAACTTCTTGGCCGTACCGACAAAACCGCCGAGCAGATTATGGGCGACATTACTACGTCGGCCTTCTTGGGGGGCGGCTTAACTGCTGCCTTCTCTGCTCCTGCTGCCGTAGTTGCCAAAGCGTTTCAGTCTCAAGCTAAGACAAAATATCCTACAGGTCTGGCCAAGAAAGTAGCCGACTTCAAAGACAAGTACACGGCAGCAATGACAGGGCTAGATACCGAGCTGCTGTCAAAAACTCGCGACCCTAATTTTTTAGATGATTACCTTGGCTTTAAACAAACAAGAAAAGACCTCTCTGTTGCCTCTCGCGACCATATCGGCGAAATGTTCAACACCGTTCATGGCACAACCAAGGCGGTAACAGACGAAAAGTACAGGGTCATTCTGCCAAAGATTAAACCACCAAACGAAGCCGACACCATAAATGCCGCATTCGACACTATTAACACTTACATTAAATCGGTTGAAGACACGATCCCACGACTTGGTGACCCTACGCAGGTAACCGCTGCAAACAACCTAATTGATGCCGCAAAAAAATCGCGTCAAGAATTGTTTGAAGCTGTAGACAGCAGGCTGGCAACTTACAGCGATGACCCCATCAGAGCATTCAAAGCCCGACTGACAGATGAGGGCAACATTGAAATTGACATCCGAAGGGTGGATTTTTCTGATTCACCTGACGCTTTTGCAAGAACACCTGACGAGTACGTCTATAGCAACATGGTGCCGCCGCGTCTTAAGAAAGGTTCCCCGATATACGACACTGCACCTCTTGGGCAGCAGACTGGCAAGCTTTTGGACGGCTCTGCGCAAGATGTTTTCAGAATCATTGATCAATTAAAAATACAGCAATCGCGATATGACCGTGGGTTAGCTGGCTTTGACGACTTAAAAATGTTTTTGCAGAACAAAGCTTTTTTTGGAGAAGAGGCTGCGAACAGTCAGGCTATGCTTAATGCCGCATGGACTAAATTAATTGGGCATCAGAAAAACTTCCGTAAACGGTTTATGACAAAGGATGAAGCTGCTGCAAAAGGTGCCCCCGAGTACATGGCCGACAGCAACAAGATAGACAGCTTTATTAACGGGCTTCATGCAGACGAGGGTCGCTTATACACTAAAGCCCAGATGTTTGACGAATACGTTAATTCGTTCAGCACTTATGTGGACGCTGCTAAAAGTGTTGGCTTAAAAATAGACGATGTTGCCCCTAATGTTATAACAGCATCAAATAACTTAAAATCAAAATGGTCTGATTTTAAATATCTCCAAGAGGCAAAAAAAGAACTTGATAGCCTGTCAAAACAGCCCGGTCTTGTTTCGGAAACGTTTGCTACTATCGGGGGTTATGCTTTTGGTGGTTTACCCGGTGCCCTTGCAGCTAGATACATCCGTAATATAGCCGCCCCCGGTGATGCAGTTAGGCGAAGAATTACCGCGCATCGAATGAAATCCGAAATCAATAAGCAGATTGACCAGTGGGCGATTAATGCAACAAAGCGCACAATGGGCAACATCACGGCACCATTTAAAGACCTAAAGGTGTCTAAGCGAGCTTCACTGATGGGCCTAATTGGAGCAAAGCTTACGGGCGACTCAGAGCAGGATACTGTCAAAGAAATAGAGGCGCTTTCAACAATTTCAGACCCTTCTGTTTTGGCTGCAAGACTAGAAGAAAACCTTGGCTCTCTTGAAGATGCTCCGATGCTAAAGCAGCAAATTATTGCTGACCAAATTAAAAAAGTAGAGCTTGTTAAGGCGGCAGCTCAAAAAGCCTCAGTAATTGCAATTGACCCGATGACCGGAGAGCAGCGAGTGGTTGTTTCTGATGCTGACGCGGCTAACTTTCGCCGCGCTTTAAACGCAATTACAGGCCCCGCTCTTGCCCAGCTTCACACTGAAATTATGTCAGGGCCGCCGACTGAAGAGACAATCAAAAACAGTGAGGCCGCTAACCCCTTGCTGTTTGGCCGATACGTCGAAGGTTACAACGAAAATATCCGCAAAGCCGTGGAAAAAGGGGAAAAAATCTCTTTCCGCGCTAGGGAAACATGGGCTAGACTTAACAAGCAGCCTACAGTTCCGGCCAACATTGGCGCGGCAATGCAGGCTGTCTATAAGAATACCGGGGGGCAGCAAGGCGCTCCTCGTCAGGGCCAAGCTGTAGCTGGCCTTAAGGGAATAGCGAACAGAAGCGTTACTCCCGTAACTCGCGCAATAGAATAACCACTTGAGTTGAAGATATGACTCGGCCTTGCGCCCTAGGAGGATTTTGAGATGAGAACGCTAGTATTTACGGCTGACCATTCAGCGACAACTGAGCTGACAGCTATGACCTTGGATGTTCAAGAGCATTCAACCGTAACTATTCGATGCCTTTGTGACCGAGGCGGCACCCTTAAGACGAAGTATGTTTTTGACAGCGGCAAGGTAGCTGATGACCAGTCCCTTACTGTTGCGGCTGCTGCGTTATCAAGCGGCGTTTACACTAACATGACCACAGCAGTATTTGATTACAAGGTGGGCAAGATTCAGATTACCTTTGCTCCGGCAGACGGCACTTCTGGATTTACTGAAATTGAAGTTACGACGGCGAGGAAATAGTTATGAGCAACACTAAAATTTTTGGGGCCAACCAAGGCATTTCTAAGACTGATGTTGTAGGGACCACTGTTACCGAATTGCCGTCAAACGTTGACTCGGCCCTTGCGCTTAAAGACCCTGAAGGTCATACCTATGTCCAGATTGACACCGACACCGATGGTCGAAAGGTTATTATTGCGGCAGATAATAACGCAGATGGATCGGTTGGGCAGAACTGGCAATTTCTCGATGACGGAAAATTTTCACCAAACGCAAGCGGGACGGTTTTTCTAAACACTCAAGATCCAACGTCAACAAACCCGGTTATGGGACCAAGGCGCGGGGACGAAGACACGGGAATCGGTTCGAATGCAGCCGACGAGCTTTCATTAATCGCCGGAGGAATGGAGAAAATTAGAGCTGCTACAAGCACTGTAACAATTATCGGCAACGGCGGAACAACTGGCGACGCCGCACCAACCGGGGCATCGGCCCCTACGCTATATCT